GTCGTCCATGACGATTTCGTTCTCTAGTTTAACGGCCAGACGCTGAGGAAGCTCAAGCAGCCGCTTGGCTGAAAAGATTGCGCCACGTCTGAAGTTTATCTCATCAATGTGCATGGTTGATGACTCGGCTATTTCCATAGCAACGGAAACTATCTCTTGCTCCATTACTTCGTGTAAGACTTGCCAGCCGGATGATTTATCGAGTTCTTTAAGTTTGCGTAATTTTTCTTTTGATGTCATGTGTCCCGATCAATCCTATTTAGATGAAACCGCCTTAGACTTCTTGTTCTTTGTGCATTTAGCTGGTGCTGCTATAACGGGCTTGTGTGCCTTGTCTTTTACACTCATTGACCTTCTCCCATGTTAATACCTAGTTTCATGAATACCGCTAACGCTATAAATATGAGGACACTCGATGTCGCTATTTTAAGAGCGGTTTGGCCCATGGTCTTTTTTGCAGAACGCCATGAATCTATTAGGTTTCTAAGTTCCTTAATATCTTCTTGGGCGTTCGTTCCATCAAGACCAGCTTCAGCAAGTGCTTGTTTTGCACCATCCTTAGCCGCAAGGGTAAGCAGAGCTTTCAGTTCATCATTATCCAAGTCGATATTCATACTGTAGTGCTCTCAATTTACGGCAATTATTCGGGGGCAGTCGGTAAGACTACCTCCCGTGGATCGGCTAAATCTAAATTGTTAGCAGGTAAATCACGCAAGGCTTGTCGATAAGTCTTCCATTGATTTTTCTTAGCTGTTGTTAGCGGAGAGTCAGGCATAACCGTCCAGTCTGATTCACTTAAAAGACCTTGCCGCCTGTTCCTAAGACCAGACGCTACCTGCTCGGCTGTGTGAACAAACTCCGCCACAGGTGCAAAGTATTCAACATACCCTGCCTCTGTTAATCCAACCTGATCTTTCAGCCCAGTACGTTGCAAAACTTGGGGGTAAGGTATCTGTTCTTCAATTACGACGCCGTCTACTACATAGTTATACAATACCATTACATGTCTCCCGTGCCTGTTGATGGGAATGAACGTCCCGCGCCCCAAATAATACGGACACAACCGCGACCACCTTTATTAAAACCGCCACCGCCGTTGGTTGAGTTTGATCCTGTACCGCCGCCGCCAGCACCGTATAAACCACCTTGGCGGTCACCAAATGATCCGTAGCTCCACGCACCGTTCTCGCCAATTACGCCGCTCTCACCGCCTGATCCACCACCGCCGGGGTAATATGATCCCCCAGTGCCAGACGCGCCCTGACCGAATGGCCCAGTACCGCCACCTGATGCTCCACCGTGCGTGGAGCTATAAGAACCGCCGCCGCCACCGCCGCCGCCAGTACCCGCTGTGGCTTGGCCTCCGCCATTACCAGTATAACCACCAGCACCACCGCCGCCATACTGGCCGGAAACACCGCCAGTACCGCCACCGTCGCCCACAAATGTGCCGCCAGTGCCGCCATGGCCTCTACCACCCAGAACTGTATTGGCATTGATGAAATAACTATCTGTACCAGCGTAATCATTGCCCTGACCGTTACCGCCCCTACCAACCATAACATCGTAGGTTTGTCCGGGGACTACTGGAATATTATTCTTCCAGCCAAGACCGCCGCCGCAACCTGCATAGGCAGACCACGTTGATCCCTTAGAACCAGAACCGCCACCGATACAAACTACAGATACAGACGTTACTCCAGTAGGGCATGTCCAACTAGACAGTCCATCTCCGTGTCCATAAAAGGCTTGCCCAACTGGGCTAGAACTTCCGCCACCGCTACCACCGCTATCACCGCTAACGCTGCTAGACGAAAAACTAGATGTGCCTTGTGTAAATGACATATTAAACTCCCTCTATCAAAACACCAGAAGTGTAAGCGTCGTAGATTTCCGCATCGCTGTCTCGCGTCAAATAATGTGCAACCGCAAAATAAGACCCAATAGCGTCATGATTTAAGATGTTCCGTGTGCTGGGGGAAGATATATGCGACCATTGAGGTGGTGATGTATTCATATCAATAATACTCAGATCGTCATTTGATTCGCACAAGATCATCGCAATGCCCGGTGCAATTTCAAAACCACCTTGGCCATACTCAGTTGACCCCGAACTTGTGCCTGTTTCGTGGGTAAATTGGGTAGCTGAGCCGCCAATTTCATACCATTGCCAGCGGTCTGTGCCTTGCTCTACGACGTAAGACGTGCCAGCAAGCGTAGTGACGATGGCGGCTCCATCACTGTAAGAACCAACTGCACCATTTGATATTGTTGTAACCGAGCCGTCAGATATTTTAATGACGGACATGTTGCCGGAGTTACCCTCTTGTTTCGTGTAGAGGTAGCCATTGTGGTGTAACAGGAAAGAACCTTGGTTGGATTGTTGCCCGTGAACGGTGGAAGCAGAAGAGAAGTTACTGTTAACTCCAGTTGTTAAATGTCTGCGATTTATCGTGGTGCCGCTGCCGGATGGGATGTTGTACATATATGTACCATCGGTACACGAACCGTGACCCGATCCGAAGCTGTAGCTGGTTTGAGCAGATGAGCTATTATAAACATACTCATAGATGGTATTGCTGTAATACCTAAAGTAAGTGACCTCGGTATCTCCCGGCTTAATAGCTGCAAAGGCAGAATGAGTGTTCGTGCTAGATGTTGTTAAATTCGTTGCCGTGGTTGCCGTGGTATCTGTTCCAGTAGCAGATTGAGCACCTGTACCTTCTACAAATGTAATTCCGTCAGTGCTGTCACAAAACACCATTGCTTTAAAGCTAGCGGTTGTAGGTGTCGCTTTTGCACCAAACTTTAGTTTTAATACAGAACTAACGTCCATTATTAGAGAGCCGCTGGCAATCATGTCCGCAGCTTGGGTAGTGGTTGTGGCAACCGTTCGACCATCATGGTCTAAAGTCGCCACCCCGACAGCTTTACAATTTACTTCTTTTATAACTGCTTTTTGCGTAGAGCTAGTTTGAGCTAATACTACTTCAAAAGCTGATCCATACGTCGGCGTTTGCGTGTGTACGTTTTTAAATACTTTTACTTGTTCAGTAGCCATGAGAGTTTTCCCTTACGAATTAATTAGATGTTTTGCGATGGTTGCGCCAGCGACTGCTTCCCATACTGGGTCGGCATTTGGCCCTTTGGTAGTGAGGACGTGGCCACTAACCCCCGCAGAAAGTGCGGCAGGGGCGGTTGCATTTCGGTACAACACGTCTCCCTGTGACACTATTGTTAGTCCAACATCAGTTCCAGCATTGGCAAATGTTTGCCAATTTCCAGCATCTGAGGCAAAGGAACTCGACGTATGATCTGCGGTTGCGATGTAAACAGAGCCGCCATTGTTAACAATGTCGTCTACCTTATAAACAATCCCAGTTGCCCAGTTGCCTTTCCAATCAATCCCGCCATTGTACTTCTGCCACTTGGATGCGGCTAAGTCTGTTGCGAAAACTGTGGATGCGTGAGCTACTAATACTCGGAAAGTGTTACCACCATAAACAGCAACGTCTCCGGGCTGGTAATCTACCGCCGTAGTCCAGTTGCCGCGTGGGTTAATCCCGCCAAGAAATACAGACCAGTAGGCAGTATCTGTTGGAAGGTTGGCTGTACCTGCAACGATATTCTTATAAAGCGAGCCACCGTAAGCAACTATCTCGTTAGGTACATAGGCAAGCGTATTGTCGTATGCGCCTTTTGGGTTTACGCCCGAAACATAAAGTTCCCAGTTAGCTGTAACTGTTGGTAAATTGCCTGTTGTTTCAGCCAGTGCTCGGTATAGTGCGCCACCGTAGTTTACGACATCATTTAGCGCGTAAGCTGTGGCCGCATTGTATGCGCCACGCGCCTTAATGCCGCCAAGGAACTCAACCCAATAACTTGCGTTGCTTGGGAGGTTGCCAGTAGTATCGCCAGTGGCGCGGTAGAGATTACCACCATAGGCAACAATGTCTCCCGCAACATAGGCGGTAGCCGCGTTGTAAACACCTTCTGCTGTAATTCCGCTAATGAACGCATCCCAATAGGTAGTGTCTGAGGGTAGATTTCCTGTTGTGTCGACCTTGGAAACATAAAGAGCGTTACCGCCATAAGACACAATATCGTTTTTCTGATAGGCAGTAGAATTGACATACTCGCCTTCCCACTGAATACCGTCAGCAAATAGTGACCAGTATGTAGCATTTGGGGGCGTGTTGCCTGTGGTATCAAGGATACAAATGTAAACCTTACCACCGTGAGTGACACCGTCACCTACGCGATACGCCGTTGCATCTGCGTACACAGCTTGGAATTTAAAGCCCTCAACCATCAACGCCCAATAAGTAGTATCTACTGGGAGGTGAGTGCTGGTTTTAAGTCCGTATGTGTAAACATAAATATTACCACCGTATTTTACGATGTCGTTCAACTCGTAGGTGGTGGCGGTATCCCAGTCACCTGCGAAATAGAAACGTAGCTTTCCTAAGTCGATTATCTGAGTCATATCATTTCCATTAGTAAGTGACCGTTATCCCAGCGAAACGTGATGGTGTCTTTCGACCATACCCACGTCTTATAGTCCTCTGGGTCGATGATATTATCATCTGGAAGGCGCACTGGTGTCGTCCCGTCGTTAATGACGTCGATGTTAAGATCACCCGTTTGATACAGCTTAAAGCCGTAGAATGTTTGGTCAGCTAAAGCTGTGCCTTCATAAAAACCATTAGCCATTAGTCGACATCCTCTAGTACCGAAACAACGCAATCCAAAGAGTTAGTAACCTTGGAAACAAGTTGCACCTTTTCACCAGCTTGCATTACTAGCTTTTTACCACTTAAAAAATCATGGGTCGTCCCACCCTCAATTCTGTGTGCGCGTGAAAGGTGGATTATTGTGGAGTCTGCCTTCACGAGTGAAAGCTCCACAGGTAAAGCAGAGCCAGTGATATTCGTTACAGCGCACCCGATCATGATTGATTTTTTACTTGCCGGAACGGTGTAAACGTCTGAAGGCGTTGTGCCTACATCATTCGCAGTAGCGTTCTTAAATTGATAACTAGCCATGTAGTATTACCCCAATGCTATTGCCATAGCCACCGAGCGACTATCTATATAAACTTCTTTGTTTGATTGATCGGTGCGAACCTTGGTTCCACCAAGCCCTAAGAATGTAACAGAGTCTGCCGCACCATTGGCCGTTATGTCGTCCGTATCGCCCGTTGTTCTCTCGTCGCCTTGGACAGTTGTGAAGGCGTTACCCACCGCTTGCGCCACGGAAGCCCAGTGTTTTGCTGAGTAATTTACGTTCCCATCTCGGTCTGTGAACGTAGAGTTTACGCCATGTACTGCATACTTTTCGGCGTCCTCTGCGAACAGGGGTGCTTCGATAATTTGGCTCACATAAGTAGCGGCTGTCGCAATGTCTGCGATGTTTGTAGCAGCCGCCGTTATATCAGCAGCGTTCTGAGCTGTTGTTTGAATGTTGGCTAGATTTGTACCGCTTACTAACGTCTGAACGTCAGTAAGACGAGGGACTAGCGCATTCACGTCACCAATCGAATTGCCCACCAACGAGATGTTGCCAGATACTCCGACGTGAGGAGCAACTTGGTTTATGTTGTTTATCGCTCCCGCCGTGGCAATCACTGACGTGATATTGTTTGAAGTGGTCACAATCTCAGAGATGTTTGTGCCAAGAGATTGAATAGTAGATAGATCGCCAAACAACCCGGTGATAGCACCTGTCGCAGTTGTGCCGTCCTCTACGTCTGCTAATGCTTTGATCTTTGCCGATACTGTAGCGAGAGAATTAACATCGGTTATATCTGAGGCCACAGTGGTGATGTTAGAAAGGTTCGCTGCATCGGCAACCGTTGTCACTGACGCGATATTCGTGCCAACAGAGTCAACATTAGCAATGGAAGCCGCAACGGTATCTATCTCGGAGATAGATTCTAGCAAGTCTGACGATACATTCTGAATGGCTACTATGTTCGTAGCCACGGTCTGTACGGCAGTAATGTTTGCTCCCGTAACATTAACCGCGCCGATTGAATTAGAAACAGTGGTAACGCTCTGCCCTAACCCCACATTCGAGGCCACAGTGTTGATGTCAGCAATGTTCGTTACGGCTGTTTGGACGTCAGAAATATTTGACGCTACCGTTCCGACGTCGGCTATATTAGTTGCAACAGTTGTGATGCTGTTTAGGTTGCCAGCGTTTGCGGCAGTTGTGACTGCGGCGATGTTGGTTCCAACTGCGTCGACATTTGCGATAGATGTTGCAACGGTGTTGACGTCTGTGATGTCTGCGGCAACGGTAGCCACGTCTACAATATTTGTGGCTACAGTTATTACGTCTGTTATTGACGGCGCGACAACGTCAGCAGCCGTCGTGATTTTAGCGTTGATTGACGCTAAAAGGTCTAAGTTGTGTTGCTGCGAGGTAACTGTGTTACCCATGCCTGAGTGCGAAGTGCAAACGTAGTTAAGCGTTCTGGCTGTGGCAGACGAAACAACTATTTCAATCTTAGCTCCAGCCGTACCCTGCGTCCCAGTTATTGTGACCCCTGTTGTATATACTGGGGAGCCACTTGCAGATGTCGAAAACCTAAAGGGGTGTGTGGATAGAGAGCTGTCTGAAAGATCGAAGGTATATGTGAAGCCTTCCTTCAGCGTGATCGCAGGGTTGGTGGTTCCGTCCAAATAGAACTTTCCACCAGCGGCTGTGACCGCGTAAGACTTTGAACCCAACGCTTGTCCAGCGACTGTGTTTACACTAGCAATATTCGTTGCTGTG